ATGCATCATGTATGGCATCAATCTGATAATCTCTGGGTTTAAATTTAGTTATTGATTTTACATAGTCTTTTACACCTTCCCATGATATCATTTCATTGATTTCAAATGGTGCACCATAGAATTTGTTTTTCTCAAACTCATATGAGTATCCACTGTTCTCACAAAATGCAACTATCTTATCTAAGAGACCTACATAGATTCTCTTAGTCTTCATATTGAAGAGGTGTACATATCCATCCCAGTATCTACTTCTATACTGAGGCATGAATTTTTTATTAGGAACTTCAAAAGTAAACCTATCCCTCAACTCATATTCTATTGAGGGTTCAGTTTTGACTTTTAAATATACTTCATTGATTTTTTCAATGACAAGATCAGCCATAACCAGCTTGGAATTTCATTACTTCAACTGAATTCTTAATCTGATAAGTTCTGTTAGAAACTTGCTTAAGAATACTTTCAAGATAATTCAACATGGTTTCATAATATTCAATCTTTAGAGAAGTTGATGATAGTTTTTCATCAGCATCAAGATACTTTTGCATTGTATCTTTGTCTCTAATCTTTTTAGGAAAAGGATTTTTTATATAGATCTCTGGATCTGCTTTGCCTGAATAATATTCATATCTCTCATGCCTAATATTTTTTCTTTGTTGTTGAGCTTTCTTCATTAAAAGAAAGATGTTATTATAAAGATCAAAATACTTTGCATGTAACACAGGAATATTTAAGGACTCTGTGTGCAGATTGTCTGGATCAATTTTGGAATCCTCCTCCCACATCTTTTGGATTCCGTTCAAATCAATCATACATAATTAATTAAATATCTCTTATATTGTATATAGTATACTTGAAAGTGACCTCTGCTGTAAAGTATTCTAGGTCTGTTTGTGTTGCATCAAACTCTAAAGTAGTAAGACTGATAGGAAATAAGTTCTCAAATATTAATTTAAACTTAGGTACATTATTAGAATTTAATATTGTTAGTGTGCCATCAGAATATAAATTTAATTGACTTTTAGGTGGTTGTGATATATCAGGATTTCCTTTTTGAAAATCATATATTTCTTTTAAACTTTCTGGAAATCCTAAACCTCTCATCCAGTTTTGTATTTCCATATAATTTTCTAATCCTTCATCTACTAGAAAACGTAAACTAAAATCTGCAAACTGTAATTTATCACCTGGTAAAGGAATATCTCTCAAATAGGTAGGTTGTTCTGCTACACCTAGATCTATTGAGGGAATATTTATAGCATTGCCAAAGTAAGTAACTTTAGGTGTTCTGTTTAATTGAAATTTAAAACCAGTAGGTGCTAGAAAATTTCTATTTTCAATTTGACCTACTATAGACTTCTTAGCAACCATCTGTTTTTATCATACTATTATAAGTTATTTATTTTTTATTCACCACCATTTCCACCACCGCCGTTGCCACCACCATTGCCACCATTACCACCGTTACCATTTCCACTACCATTCCCATTATTCCCATTCCCGTTAGAGTGTCCGTTAGAGTTTCCATTTCCTGAATCTGATCTGTTGTCTGGTGCTAGTCTACCACCATATCCTATACGATATCCACGTGGTAGTGGTTTACATTTCTTTTCAGTGAAACAATAATACTTACCCTTTGGACAAGTCTTTGATGCTTCCATGAAATCTGTAAAGTTTTTCATATCTTCCCCACTGTCTTTGTATTTAGGTGTTGAGATTTCTTCTTTTTTTAAACCTTTTTTCTTCTTCTCTTCTCTCTGTCTCATTAAATCTTTGAAATCAATTTCAGTTCTTCTTGCTCTAGCTCTTTCAATATCTTTAGGATCATTACTCATATCAAGAGATGCTGCTTTTCTTAACTTTTTAACATCCTTCATACTTACTGCTTCATTCATCTTCTTAGTTTTCTTCTTCATTGAGTTGATGAATTTTCTGTAGACTGCTGCTTCAGAGGTTTTACCCATTTCTCTTGCCCTTTGTTCCATAGCAACAGCAGCTTGAATTTTATGAGCATGAGATCTATTAGATTTCCTGATTTTTGAGACAGATGCTTTAGCAGTAGCAACGTCCTTGAAACCAAGTCCATGAATAGTTCCTTTAGGATTTTCATCAGTATATAAATCAGAGTGTTTTTTAGAGTTTGCTGGTTGACCTTTCTTTCTAGGAATACGAGGATTTGATTCCTCATTCATTGCTTTCTCTAATTTATCTGCTTGTTTAGCATGAGTCTTAGATCCTTTTCTAAGATTTTTAACTAACTTTTTGATGTAAGGTTTGTCCTTTTTATTCAACTCCTCTTTCATTGCTTGTTTGCGAATAGTTGCGAAGTAAACTTTCTTTCCTTCTTCCTTACCATATTGATCCTGCATATTCTTTTTCATATCAGACTTATCATACTTCTTCTTCAACATAGTATCCTTTCTTTTTTGTGCAGAAGTCATTGTCGCTTCTTCGATGCCTTTCATTTTATTCATTCGATATCTGATTGCCCAGTTATCTGGAATAGTAAAGTGTTTTGCCTTGAATTGATTGTGTAAAAGAGTTGGTGAGATATCATTGCGTTTTGCAATACCTTGCATCAACTGGTCTACAGAATCATATGTGATTGTTTTAAGAGTTTTTAGTCCATCTTCTAACTCAACCACTGCATTTGTGATGAGTCCTACATCAGTATGATTATACATTCCCTCTTTCATACTCTTAGGTTTCTTACCCTTCTTTTTCATGTCAATTGCAATCGCAGCCTGTTGTGCAGCATTCACTGCTTCGTTCATTCTCTTTGTCTTCTTCTTCATCGAGTTGATATACTTTCTGTAGACTGCTGCTTCAGAGGTTTTACCCATCTCTCTCGCCCTTTGTTCCATAGCAACAGCCGCTTGAATCTTATGAGCATGCGATCTAGAAGAATTCCTGATTTTTGAGACAGACGCTTTTGCTTTAGCCACGTCCTTGAAACCAAGTCCATGAATAGTTCCTTTAGGATCTTCATCAGTATATAAGTCAGAGTGTTTTTTAGATTTTGCTGGTTGTCCCTTCTTTCTTGGAATGCGAGGATTTGACTTTTCGTAAATTATCGATTCACCCATTCCACCACCGCCATTGCCACCACCATTACCACCAGAACCACCGTTACCATTTCCAGCGCCATTCCCGCCGTTCCCATTTCCGTTAGAACTTCCGTTACCATTTTTCTTTGTTTCGTTGTCATCATCTTTTGTATCTCTTGCAAGATATCCACGAGCTCCTATGCGATACCCACGAGGTATCTTCTTACACTTCTTATCATCGAAGCAGTAGTATTTGCCTGGAGGACACTTCTTAGCCATTATTTTTTAGATACACCTTCGATGAGATACTTTTCTTTTGATGATGCTTTCTCAGCAGCATACAGTGCAAATGATTTTGTGGCAATCAATGACATAATATGTTTGATGTTGTTACTATCATTTTCATCAAGAGGGCCTGCTAAACCAATAAGGGCTCCTGTGACAATACCCAATTCAACAAGAACAACAAGAAAAATGAGTTTCAATGCCCATTGTCCTGTTTCAAAAAATTTTTTAATTTGTTCTGCTGCAAACTTTTTCATATTAGATATTCCGCTAGATGTATTTATACTTTCACTGTAGTCTTAGATAATTTAAAGACTGTCGAATCGGCAGACGTAGGTGTTGCACGAAGTCGTAAATTACCACTATTGATATCAGCATCAAATGTGGCAAGAACTGCACCTGTCCGAATCGTTCCATATTCACTCATAAATGCAACTGTTCCGTTGTGAATCACATTGATTGTTGTCATATGATATTGAGTTCCTCTTGTCACTTGAACTTGAAAAGTTGCGGAACGAAATACTGTTGCAGAGATACTTGTAATTGTATCTGCACTTGTAGATGTGGTTGTTAAAGTGTCACTTGAAAGTGTTACAATGCCTGGGTCTCCAAGATCAACACCAGCAGATGCAGTCATGACACCAGTTACAGAGATATCATTCTGGTCTAGAGATGTAATCGTTCCAGCAACAGATAAGTTACCACTGATGATAGCATCAACAGCGTTTACGTTTGTAACTGTAACACTTGGAGAACCTGTTAAACCTTGAGCGCTGACTGCCAGTGTGGCGTTTGATGCGGTTCCTGTAACGTCACCAGTTACATCACCAGTCAAATCACCAATGAATGTTGTTGCAGTTGTAGTTCCAGATACGTTTACATTTTGTAGGAAGGTTGCATTTGTATTTGTTCTGATATTCTCAGTAGCTGCAATACCAGTTAAGTTTGCACCAGATATCGCTGGTAGTGTAGATGGGAATCTTGCATCTGGTATTGTTCCTGAACTTAAATTTGATGCATTCAGGGCAGACCCAGTAATAAAACCAGCACCATTAGTAAGTTGGTTGTTATTAGAGGGTATGGTTGGTGTGTTAGTAAAGTTATTATAGTTAAGATAGTGTGACCCAGCTAAGTCATTAAGTGTTACAGCATTCGCTGCCGTGGTAGCATTAGACGCTGTTCCCGTTAAGTCACCCGTAAAGCCACCCACAAAACTTGACGCAGTGATAATACCAGATGTATTAACAGATACAGTAGTTCCAATTCCAACAGACTTAGGAGTTCCAACTGCGTCTGTAAATTCAATTTCACCTTTATCATCTTGTTTGATTGTAATCGTATTTGCGATACCAATGACAATCTCTTCAAGACCACGAAGTTGTTTTGCGGTTGGGTCAAGAACAATTGAACCTGTACCAATTGTCAAAATACCAGTAACTCTGGCATCTCCAGTCACAACTAAATCTTCACCATAAACTCCTGTATCTACACCAACATGAACTTTAGTTGAACTTGTGATACCTGTTGCAAATACATCACCATCTTTACTCAGTGTGATACCACTACCAACTAAAACTCCAGCTCTTGCGGTTACGATTCCAATCGAATCTACATTTGTTACATCCTCATATGTTAAGACACCACCAACAGTTACGTTTCCACTAAATGTTCCAGTCGCTGCATTCAGTCCGTTAATTGTAATACTTGGTGTTCCTGTTAATCCTTGTGCATTGGTGGCAAGAGTTGAAGTTGCAGCATTTCCTGTGATGTCATCACTCGCAGTAATAAATCCAGCACCATTTGTGAGTTGATTGGTATTAGTGAATGAGGTTGTAATATATCCAGCGCCATTCGTCAGTTGATTATTATTTGACGGTATGGTTGGAGTATTTGAAAAATTATCATAATCTAAGTAATATGATGCAGCTTGACTGTTTAACTTGATTGCATTACTTGAATTTACCTGTATCGCATTTCCCATGTACCCATGAGATGAGCACTGATAATGAAGAACAGTCGGTGTGGAGTCTGTAACTTCTAAATCAACATAACCTGACCCTACGGTAACTCCTGTTGTATATGCAGTCGCCTTTGCAGCATCAAGATAGAATCGAAATGGATGACTACTATTTGAACTATCTGACACATCAAAACGATATGTTCTGCCAGGTGTAAGAGTTAAGAAAGGTGATTGAACATTATCTAAAACATATCCTTGACCACTCCCTGATCCGTAATATCTGTGTTCTCCATCAACCTTACTTGCAACCTTAACTGTGATTGTCTTAGTTGATGAGTATGGCGCAATCAGATGACTAAATCCTGAGAACTGTGCAGCAGTTATAATACCAGTCGTATTGACACTATCATTTGCACCAATACCACTACCACCGCCACCTTCGGCATCTGCACCAACAAACTTTCCAGTTGATGATTGATATTTTAAGAACTTACCATCTACCTTTGCACTATCTTCATCAACATCATCCAATTTTAAAAGATTAACTTCACCAGACCCTGGCCCATGTGCAAGAACTTTGTATAGTATATCTCTTACTTGTTTGATTTCTGCCTTGAGATTATCTACACTCGTCTCATCTGAATTTTCAATCTCTTCTTTTAAATTTGTTTCTTCAATAAATTTAATTGCTTTCGCAACTGTGTCACTAATCTCTGGTGTTTTAATTGGTTCTGGTTTGATGAGATCAACAACCTCAAATGATGGATTATCATCAGCGTCCTCTA